ATTAGTTTAAGTCTACCGGATGCACCGGCAGTATCTTCGTATGAACCACCAAAAATCGTAAACCTATTTAAGTTAACTTTGCCATCTTCTCTTGGCATATTTTGGATGATTTCTTCTTGAGTGGATCTTGCCCAGTCTGTGACTGTATCTGCTATACCAGGGATGTCAGCACCGTGGATTTTTTTTTCTGGCATACCGAGATCTTGTCCGTCATCGTATCTTTTTGGTGTGTCAGTGTCATAATAACGAACATGTCGAACTCTAACTCTTGAAAGTGGATTTAAATCACCGGTAAATGGACGTTTATCATCGGCAAATATTTCACCCTCTTGAATCTCTTGTTCTGCACTGTTTATATTTCCTGTGTCAGTGGCGCTCAGAAGCTCTTCTGTCTCAACCACGTATGCTACCGCTCCGTGACCCTGAGCCTCGGCTACAGCACACTTATAATACGATTGATAGGCACTTGTACGGCTAGCAGGAGAATGACATGATATAATCTGGTTAAAATCACTCATTCTAAGCACATCTATTGGATGTCGGGTGATAATAATAGAAAATTTGTCATTATCGATGTTATTTATCTCTTTTTTGATAAATCCAGCATTCTTTTTCCAATATTCACCGTATTGAGTGGCTAAATCAGTCATATTGTAGCCTGCTGGACCCGCTACGCCCGGATTTACGACATATAAATACAATTGAGAGTTAATTCTCTCAAAATTCTCCAATTCTTTCTCATCAAGTGCAGCACGGAGCATTTTTTGGGTAACTCGGTTTGGTGTATTGATACCCCTACCATCTGCTAGCTTATAGTTAGCATTATCCATGTGTTTATACACTTTTTGGTATAATGCCTCTTTTCTTTTGCTTAAATCGACTATTTTAGAGAAAAGTTTACCGATTTTCATCTGAATCTTCTTGGTTTTCTTCTTTGGCTCAGGTCCTCCCCCGAACATACCCACTAAGTCGTCGACTGTGCTTAGATTTCGTTCGGCATACACCATACCTTTTTCCCAATCTACTCCATATTCTTGAGATCTAAAGAATTCTGCGAATATTCCAAGCTTTGAACCGGTATCAATGGTTGGAAACGGTATAACAACTCGCATTTTTCCACTAAAAAGGTCATTCAATGGCAAATTTGCCGGATCAAGGTCGTCTAAAGCATCCTCAAGTACTCTTAACTCGTCTTCTTCGATTTCTCGAAGGACAGATTCGTTTTTTCGTTCGCCTTTTTTGGATCTCGACCGCTGATTTTTGCAAAATTGCTTCATTGTGAACCCTTTTGGGTTATCACACTTCTTTTTTCGCTTAGCTCTCTCAGATTTAGAGAACTTTTCGTCTAAATTTTCTAAAAGTTCAGCAGTTTTTGCTAAAATTTGCTCATCTGTAAGCATATCACCACTTCTTGCAAGACCAATAACGTGCTTTTAACTTAGAGCCGGGGTTCTTGCAGTTATGACGGGCTCTAAATGACTTTCTACGTGCAGGAGAATCTTTTTTAATCTCCATATTTGCATCACCATACCGAATAATCTTCTCTGTTCCGCCTTCACATGCCTTTACAACAAACTTTTTCTTGCCATATCCGGCCTCACCCTTACGAATTCGTCTTGACGAGTTGCATTTCATACGATCTTTAGCAGATTTCTTCTTTTTCTTCTTTTCATCAAGCACTACTTTCATCTCTTCTTTAACCATTATGATGATTTTTTCGCCATTTTTGCCATATGTTCTGCAAGGGTTATTTCCACAACCACAATTAGGAGACTCGGTGATAGTTTCGTCCTCTCTCAACTCACTATCATCTGAATCATCAACGATTTTTTGTATTTTATCAGCTTGACCAGCGTGTAATTTAGATGCTTTCTTAAGTTGTCCGGCAATATCTTGCAAAGTTTCCTCGTCTTCTTTAGAATGTGACTCATCTAGTTCGTCATTTGGTGAACGATCAATAATACCTTGTATATCCTCTGCTTGTTCACCGTGCATTTTAGATGATTTTCTGAGTGCTTTTGCAATATCCTTAAGCTTTTCTTCATCCTCTTTGCTATGTGATTCATTTAATACTTCAAAAATAGTATTTTGAATTTCAATTTCTAAAGATTCCTTTTTAGAATTTCCCCAATTCTTAGCACCAACTTTACGACACTTGACTAAGGCACCAGAGGCATAAGCACTTGGCCACACTTTGTAACGTGATTTTACTTTATGATAGCAGGCATCCCTTTTAGCTGTTTTCTTTTTCTTCTTCTTTTTACGTTTTTCACCCAACACGGCTTCAAGTTCCTCTTGAATGATTTGCTCTAAAGTCATTTGTAATTCCTCATTTTTCTTTTTAGATTTTTTCTTACGGCCGCCTTTTTGCGGATCAGTTTTTACGTAAGTTGGTTTTGCAGCCCCTCTTTTTTTAGTTTGGCTGGGATCTTTCTTTCTTTTACGGCGCCCAGCAGACTCTCTTTCTTTCTTAGACATGCTTTTAAATTTCTTCCTAGAAACACACTTCGGTGTTGTCTTTTGACCGGGTTGACGCGCACAAGGTTTGCCATCGTACTTACCGCCGGCTTGTTTCCAACCACCACCTTTAAACCATTGTCGAAGGCCTTCTTCGTCCAGTGCCTCTTCATCAAGTTCTATTTCATCAATAGAGCCGTATAAATCATTCATTTTTGTCAAATCCTGCTATTTTTAAAGCTTTCTCCAATAAATAGATCGGAAATTCTGTATTTTCTATGTCTTTTATCTCTTCAATGGTGGCCCATTTCCAATCATCATGTTCAATTTCATCGGTTATTGGATTTGGTTTATCAACATTTACACTTCCAGTCCACTTCAAAGTCAAAAAATAATGTTTTTTAGGTTTTGGCTCCCCAAGATAAATTAAATCGGAAGTATCACACATTAAATCCGTTTCTTCGTCTAGTTCGCGGACAGCGCCTGCTTCAATTGAACGGTCCTTATCATCAATATGCCCACCCGGTATTGTCCACTGGCCTCCTCTATCATCTATATTAGACCGTCTTAAAATCAGAAATCGCTGCTTGTCATCTAGGCAAGCAACGATCCCAACCGTTCTTAATTCTTTTTCAGTTAAAAATTTGTTCCATTTATTATTCATTTACACGCTTTATAGCCTTTAACACTACCTCTGCAAAAAGCATCGAGAGCAGTACTAATATCAATGTTTCTAATTGGAGCAACCCAAATTAAATTTTCTTGAATTTGTACTCCATAAGAATATTGCACATCAACACCATATAGTATACCAACTAGTTCACCATTTGTGTTATAAACTCCAGAGCCCGAACATCCAAACCAACCATAGGTGTTGACAATTAGTTGAGTACCAGAACCTACAATTTCTTCATACCCCACAATTCTACCATTAAACGACATTAACTTGTGCCAAGACGGATGGCCTGAGTAAACAATGTCTGTGCCGATATCATATTTTTTGGTTAGCTTCCAAGGCATAGCTTTTAAATATCTAAATGGTGTTGGTACAACTAAAACTGCAATATCGTGCTCGCGACTTTGATAAATAAGTGTAGCATTTCTTTGTTCGTGTTCGTTGGCCACTAAGTAACTTGAGCCTAAAACTCCATCAGCTACGTGTTTAGCGGTCAATACTATTGTTAAATCTTTATATTGCATAACGGTACCACTACCGTGCCCACTACTGGTAATAACCTTCACGGCTGCACCTCGAACTTTTTTCTCAACAACAGTTAAAGATTTATTAATTTTTTCAATTGGTTGTTTTGGCTTATAACCATCTGCAGAAGCTGTATTTGTATTAATTGTAATCATTGAACACAAGCAAGCTGCTACAAAGTATGTGAGTAACTTTTTCATTTATTTTATTCCTTTATTTTAAGAGCCAGAGTCTGCAGCGCCCGTGTCTAACTCAATATATCTATATCCTATTTCAACTAATGACCCTGCAGAGGGAAGAATAGTGAAATAAACAGTGTTATCTGATTCTTGATAGAGCCAATCATGATTAAGCACCCCATCAATAAAAACTCTTATGGAATCTTTTTCAGCCTTGTGAGTTAATTCTAATTTTTCATAAGGTTCAATAGAGTGGGTGGCATCGGTGACACCGGGTGTCCAATCTTCGCTGCATATATCAAGAATAACTCCGCTCAACATATTAGTTGCTTCTCGATATCTTTTTCCAACATAATGCGCCGGAACCCATCCACCGCACAAAGAGTCTTCAGGTTCTATATTGATAACACTAGCCATAAATACTGAACCCATTCTTCTAGAACTATACCAATCCATAAAATCTGAAACTGCCGGATACTCAACGTAACTCTGTTCATCCTCATCTGAGACAAATACAACGAGTAAGCCCGCGTCCGGACGCATCCAAGTATTTGAATAAGGGTTATTTACAATATAATCATAAACCGAATTAAAACCTTCTTCAAATGGCGCATTTGTAAGAGTATCTAACATATCTCTTGCGTCTTCACCATCATCACCCGGTACCAGAGGAAACTCGGTGCTTGTAACAGCTTTGCGTGGATCGGCGCTAATCATCACCAATCTCCAGTCGGATGTTGGTAATGCAGCAATCATAGCTTCCACACCAGCGATTAATCTATCATTGTGTGTGGCCATTGATCCAGACCGGTCAATCACCCAAATAATATCAATGCCATCAACCGACATATGTTGTGTAAATGAATCAACCCAAATAATACCCTCATTAACAGGTACTTCTACTTCAACATACACGGGTACCTCTACTTCGACCGGTACTTCTACAAGCACCTCGACTTCTATTTGTTCTCTGATTGTTCGATCTTCAGATTGATCACCAATACTATAATCGGTATAGCATGAAAGCATACCAAGAATAAAAATTATTAATCCCACATTAAATCCTCCGTTTATAAACTTGCCATTAGTAATTATGTCGTTATTCATCTTCTCGACGAAGAAGTGCAAAACTTAATAAAAGCATATTGCAGAGTGACAATATCTCTAAATCAAACCAATCATTCATACTTGCATATATGAAAAGCCAAATATTGGCCAAAAAGGCGGCCACGACGAAAGGAAACAGTATTTTGATTAGTTTGTTTAATTTGTCCACTATTGTAACTACAGGACGGCGTATCCAAAACCGAAAATTTTTCTTTATTATCGAAATTTTTTTCTAAATTTTTTCTTGTTTATTATTATCGCTAATCGAGTGATGTATATAAATTCCAATCAAAATAGACATTTTTAGTCCGTATTCCTCTACGTATGTTATGCCCGTAAACGCATGAAACTCATCATTAGTGCTTATCCAAAACACTTTCCAAAATTTTGATTTGTAATAGTAACCAGCAATATGAGGATCATCCTCGGGCTCCATTAGGATACCAATCGTACCAATAAGCTCATCCACCAATAAATCACCAACTTGTAGTTCAAAATCATCAACTTTGCTTCTAATATCGTCCACAGCTTATTTGACTTCCATTGAGCTAGAGTGCCGGCTATTCCCGTCTACTATGACCACTATTCCAGCTTTGATTAAATTAAGCAGGCCGGACTCAGAGTACATAACGCGACCATCTTTAGACCACACGCTATCCCACACCCAAGTAATGTAATGCTCCGACTCCCATAATAAATCATACGGTATAGTATATGAATCATCATTATGGTAATGGGCTTCTCTTGTCGAAAATCGTCGAACAAGTATACCAATGCTTTTGGTATCAACATCATACAATGTCATACCTTCGACCAAAACTTGGTCGGTGTTCTTGTAGCCCATACTTTAACTAGGGTTGACTTAAAGCTTGTACCAATTTTGACGTAACTTGATGCACTCAAATAGTGCCTTCTTCTTGTCGCTTTCTTTAACGTTAGCTATATTACAAGTATCGATAGGCGTGTACGGCTCTGTATATTCGATATTATCGTCTATTTTTTTGACGTAAGGTGACTGTAGGTCCTTTATCTCGCAATAGTCCATAATTACAGGCGTATTAACATTACTAGCTATATAAACAAATGCAATCAATTTTAACATTGGTTAATCCTTAAAACGTGTATAAGTAGTGGTTTAAATTTTAATTCTATCAATAATATATGGGTGTTGAATAGATAAATCTTTGTATAGCTTTTTAAGCACCGATTTAGTGATATCCCCAATATCATCTTTCACTGACTTCGACTTAAGCACCTTCTCAACTTCATCTTCCACCATAGACTTAAGTTCTTTTGATATCATACGCTTAACTTCATCCTTATCGGATTTGGTTAATTCTTCGTATATGATTTGTTTTAATTTTTTTCTTGTGATGACCATGTTATTTCTACCACTGTAAATAGTTCAATCCCTATTCAAGTTCATCATAAAAATACGCTTTTGTTAAATTATGTGATGAGCACGTGCGTATGTTTCCGCTTTTCACGTGCATTATTTTGTATAATTGGTGCTTACCATATGGTTGCATATCCCACTGAGCATCGTTTTGTTCCACTATGATGGCTAATTTATCATCTACATCTGTTTCTACAAACTTCCAATTCACTGCATCTGGTGGAATTATGTATGTATCGTGGTAATACACCAAATCACCTAGCTTGAATTCTCGATATCTTCGCGTGTCTTCTGTAAATGCCATATAACTAACTCACATTGCTAATAGGCTGCTTTTCTAAGCCTACGTATGGTATGCATCCATATTCGTTCCTTAACGCCCTTGTGTGGAAATACGACCCAATATATTTTTACCATATCCATACCCGGGTGATCATCACTAGTGTCATATAATTGTATAATCATGGCCAATCCCCCGTGGCAAGAACAAGTCACTAAGTCTCCGACTTTGAAATTGTGCTTGGGTGGTATCTCGAAGTACTTGTATAGTCTCTCCTTGTATCCCACAATGTGCCCTCATAGTAACTATCTGGGAAAATTTTTAGGGGCATTTTTCGGTAGGTCAAATATCTGAATTTTTTACAGCCGTATCGAAAAGGTACTTAGCCGGCCTGTCAGCACTGTCGCATACATAGAGACATACATTCGGGTAGGTAGGGGGTAGGGGGGTACTACTTCCTCATTGTTGGCTTTCAAACTGGCATATGCTGTCGCAAGTATTTGTCTCTCACTATAGTAAAAGGTTAATGTATTATTTATTATTACTCTCGCGAACTTCTCGTACGTGCCACTTCACATAGTCAAGCAATAGCCCAGCATAGATGTAAGCAAACACTGGCACAAAAGGCAGGAACAAACTGCAATCTGCTAGTCTCTGTCGTCTGGTCTTCTTCTCTCTCATACTATAACTATTACCTATTTGTTTTTGTAGTCTCGCGAGGTTTCCGCATGCGCCGAAAAGTTTTGTCGCAAACATTATGCGACGTGTGACAAGCGCTATGTCTATCTTTTATGTATTACCCTCGCGCGCATATCCGTCACGGCTGTCGCAAATGTATCACGCAAGTGCGACAAGCGCAACGAACATCACGGCAAACAACACCGCGCCGGCATTATCGGCAAAATCCCCGTCAAACCTCATCAATCTCTCCTCCATCACAATCGGACATAATATGACTTGACACTTGACAATGCACAAATCACACGTATACTAAACACCAGCACAATACTAGCACAACTAAAACATTACAATATAAAACATAAGTGTATCAAATAATATACACGTATCAAAATGTATACACCACAAAACACATTATGTCATTTCATACACATTCTCTACTTCTCTATCTACTACTACTTTCATATACAATCTGTCTACTGCTGTACAAGCTACCTTTTGTAAACTCTTTAATGAGTTATTATATAATGTATAGTTATCCTCATCTTTATCTACTACTACACAATGACCTTTAGCAGAACCTTTTTTGCTGTATCTACTAATGAGATCTCCGGGTTTAAACATCCTTATCACCAAACTCTTTATTTGATTCCTCGGTCATTTGTGCAAGGTCCGCCATAGTGAGCTTTACAGTTTTTCTATACTTGTTCTGTTCTCGCATCAGTTTATTGTATCGCTTCTTGTCATACTTGTTGACGTGAAGATTCTTGATGCCCAGTCGTTCCAGTCGCTTCTTAAAGTTAACGATATTCACCAGCAAAGCAGAGTTATTGTCAACACGAGAATCAGCACGGGTCAGAATAACCTCGCGGCCTTGCAGCTTACCATCAACTTCTTCAATAACTGTTTGTGTAATATAATACTTCATAATAAAATGTGGGATCTTTATTTTAACTCGCGGCCCATTCGAGTATTCCCTTACATAAGACTCTATGTTTATAATGCTGGCTGTCTTCAGTTAGTTCCAGCGGGTTAGACTTTATTGTCATGAGGGTGGCTAATCCTCTTATAGCCGTTAGTCTCGAAACTTCATTATCTTAACCTCTCGCGCTTGGCGCTTTGCGGGTTTCGGGTACGATCAGATACCTTCGCCGCCTTCGAGTGCAGCGAGATCAGCCTTTTCTTCATCGGTTAGATACTTAGCATCTTTCCGCTTCAGACTTGCAGGGCTCATCTTAGTTGGGTTGGCAAGTTCAGAGTTGCAACCAGCAGCGAACGACTCAGCCCATTCACGATCAGGGAAGTCCATCACGGCTTGCTTGCCTTGCTTAGTGGAGTTGCGGAACACAACCCACATGCGAGGAGCAACTTGCTCGACGGTCCAGCCGGTGATCTGCTTGCGCGTTGGCGGAGCAGGAGCGGGCTTGTAGTTTTTCTTGGTTTGAATCTTGATTTGGTCGATAGCACGTTGCATAGATGAACTCCTTTCTTTCTATACATATAATATAACACCCGCGGGCACCAAAGTCAACAACTAAGTTGTCAAGAGAATGTCAAGCCGCTGGTGGCAAGTCATCATCTTTACCGAACGGAAGATAAGATACATTACCACCAGCATCTAAGATCTGGTTCTCAACCACAATCATCTGGTCTACAATCTTCTTGTAGTTGTCCGAGTGGCTGCCTTCTTTTCTTTTGATCTCGCCAGCCATGGCGGTCAGGGCTTCGAGCTTCTGTTGCCAGATATGCATTTGAAAGTTGTTCATAGTTTTATCTCCAATCTATGAGAGCAGGACAAGATCCCGCTCAGGGTAAGAAACTTTATAAGTAGTCTTTTTGGGAGCATTTGCACCCATCCACTCAATGAACACATAGCCGCCGGTTCCAGTATCAGTAACCAGACCGGTCAACCCAGCATAACCTTGGCGGGTTGCTCGCTTGTTATCCTTGCCCTTGACGAGTTGGCCGGCCTTAAACTTAGAAGGCGGAGGCAACAAAGAGTGAATCATCTGAGTTGCATTGTCGCGGAATGAACCAGCATGGTAATCGGTATAAAGGCAACTGTGATCATTGACCCCGCGAACATGGAAGTTACATGCTGAAGCCTCGAGCGCCTGCGGATCATTGGCGGATCTGCCGTTAGCCAAGAACGAACCGACATATCCGTTGTACTCGAATGACCAGCGACCACTATCGTTAGTTACCTCGATGTCGATGCCTTGTTTCTTGAAGTGAGTTTTGATTTTCTTGATGACTGCTTTGACTTTCATGTGTAATGTTCTCCTTGATTACATGTATAATATAACATAGCGGAACGGGCTTTACAAGGGTGATCGTGTCAGGGAAATGTTAAACACTCACCAACACTTTTACATCCTGCGGAAGAGCCCAAATGTCGCGAGGGTGGTTTTGTGGCTTGATGCGG